AATAATCTGCTATCCTGATAAAGATCATAAAGTCTGCCTTCTATCCTTTGATAATTGCGATACATTGCCCGCCAATATCCACGTGCAATATATTGAGCAAAAGGAACGGCTGTATTATCATTTGCTCCGGCATATTTCCAGCTTGGCACTTGAGCATAACTATCCGTTAAAATTGCGCCCTGAGTGCCTATGTTATCAGATTTACTTACAAATATTTCGTTATCGTAAAGATTCTTTAATTCATTTACCTGGCTGTTTTTGTATTCATAACCATCCACCTCTAGCATCTGATTAAAATATGTACGAATGTCAACAGATAAATCTTTGTAATGCACCTCATTTGATGTTGTGCGGCTATGCCCTATGCTTGTAAATTCAATTGTCAATTTTCCATTTTCAGGAAATGGCTGCGCCTCTATCTCATATTCTTTCCAAAACCTTCTATCCTCAGCAGCAGACCAAGAAACACCGACTCTTCGCCATACATTATAATCCCAAACACCTGACGCATTTAATGTATAATAATTACCATTTGCTAATTCTAATCTAACATATACAAATTGATTAGTATTTACAAATCCTGTGTTTTTTTCCCTTGTTGAATAACTTAAGGTTAATACATCATTTGCGTTTACCCAATATTCCGTTGTTTGTTTCGCTTGGTCATTATTTGGATTTGTATCCTCATAAAACATCAAATACCTTGTTAACTCTGCATTTGTTGTTGTGTCAATTTCAACACCTATATAAGCATCATTTTGTGTGCTAATTGGGTTTTCTGCATTTTGCCAATTTAATAAAGTATATACCTGTCTTTGTAGTGTTATTGATGTAACTACATTATTTACTTTTATATATCTTGTGACATTACCTGATAATGGACTGCTAAATGTACCATCCACTAAATCCCAATTACGGAAAAAGATAGGAGGCATTTTAAAACTGTATTTTATCACAGTTTCTTTAAACTCTTTTTCCCAGCTTGTAAGTGCATCAGCATTAATAAGCTTTGTTACTTCATTTAATCCTATGTCAATGGCAAAAGACTGATTTAAATGGTTTTCTTGGTATGTTCCTGATGCGTTTCTCCTGTTACCATCCAAATCATTGGCAATCCTGTCATTAGTTTGAATTATATACCACGCCCCCCTTGCCTGAAACAAAGTGCAGCCAAAGGCTTGCATTATTTTTGACAAAACCGTATAGGCATCATCAAATTCACGCGGCCCACGTAAAAATGTATGCGATGTAATATACGAATAATAAAAAGCATCATTATCCAATGTAGTCCTGGCAAAGCCAGCAGGGAACATATTTATAAAGCTGTAAAAGTCTAAACCTAATCCTGTTTTGTCTAAGGCATAAGCAATAAATTCTTTAACACGGTAAAGACCCCATAATTGGTTATTTGACAAATCAGATAAATCTATACTTTTAGCCAAACTTAACCCATCAGATGCAGAAAGTTCAATAACTACAGGTGTATCTAAAAACTCTTCTGTAATGTAATCATTATCCAGCCATCCAACCCATTCAACCGTATTATTTACGTAAATCTTTACTTTGTATTGTGTATCAGATGTGATCAGAAAATCCGTTGTATCTACATTTGTAGATAATACTCTGATTCTTACTTTACTTTCCCTTATGCCTGTCATTTTATCAAACTCACCATTAGGGTAAGTAATTTCCACAGGTGTAGTGCCTGCACCAATTAAATTAGTTACAGATCCTGCAAATCCATCCTCCTCAATATCTAATTTAATTAACCTGTTTTTGACAGTATCAAATTCAATGCGATATTTAGTATTATATGCCATTATTGTCCTCTACTTAATAAAAATCCAAAAGTATCACCTCTGATAACCCCCTTTTGCACTACATCCACAGCCTGACCGCCAACACCGGGTGCAATAGCATTTGCAATAGCTTTTACAATTGTCATTTGTATTACGGCTTTGATAAGATCCAAAACTAATCTTTTTATTGAATCGCTCAAAGCTTTAAAAGCATCTTGACCATCTGCTATTGCTTCAAAAACAGATCCAAAAGCATTTGTTAAACCACCTTCAATAGTTTGCCTTAATGTATCAAAAATCTCTTTTTGCTCTTTTAATTTTGAGAATTGATCTAATAATCCATTTAGTTGCGCACCAAGTACCTGTATTCCCAAATCCTGATCAGTCCAGCCTTTTGATCTTAATTCTTGTATTGTATTGCCTATTAAATCTATTTTACTTTTAAGTATATCTAAACTTCCTCTTGTTTTATTGAAATTTAATTTATCTGCCTGTAAAGTATATTTTTGCCAAATGTCAGCAATTTCTTGCTGCCTTTTTCTGATTTCTCTTAATCCTACTTCAGCCTTTAAATTATTTAAAGTATTTTGTAATTCTTGGTATTGCGCTGTATTTTCTTGTCCTGCCTTTTTAAGTTCAATTAAAGCATCAATAGTTAAGTTAATTCTCGAGTTTAATTGATCCTGCCCTGTAATAGATTGTTTAATATCAAGTTCGGCAATACCTTCCTTATATTTTTGTATAAATACCTGTATCTTTTTTAACTCTTCAGCTTGTAAAAATTGTTTAAACTTTTTTTCAAATTCCTCATAATTACCTGATACTTCTTTCCATGCTGATGAAGTTTCTTTAACACCTGCTAAATATAATATTTTAAGTGTTTCACCTGCTAATTCTAACCTTTTCTTTGTACCATCAATTTGTCTGTTTTGTTCATCCCAATTAATACCTTTTAATTGATTATTATAATTTTTAATAGCTTCAGCAATTTCATCAACAGAATTTTTGGTATTTATTGTTTCTTCAGTAGTTGTTTTTAATGAATCATTGTATTCATTTTGTAGAGATACAATATTATCCAGCAGGTCAGTTCTTTGTTTTGATAAAGCAGCTAATTCATTCTCTACAGTTACAGTATTTTTCCAGTTTTTATATAAAATATTATTTTGATCAATTTGTTTATCTTGTAATTTATTAACATACTGATCTTTTAAAGCAGTAACCAGTTTTTCATTTTCTAATCGAGCTTTTGTTTGAGCATTATTTTTATCTTGTAATACTAATTCCTTTTCTAATATTTGAGTTAATTGTTTTTCTAAAACTTGTATTTTTATCCTTGCATTTAAAGTATTAATATAGTTTTGATATGAAACATTTAATTTATCTATTTCCGTTCTTTCACTCGATAAATTTTTAAATATTTCAGGTGAAATTTTATTTAATTCTTTAATTGCATTATTTCGCTGCTCTCTTGTAGATGTTTCCGATTTTAAAGTTTGTACTAAAACTGTAACATTTGCAGCCTCTTGAGATAATTGCGATGTTACTTCTTTTAAAATAGTTTGATAATCTTTTGTTTCATCTTTAACTTCTTTTGTTTTTTCTTTTGTTTTATCTGCACTTGCCCCCCATCTACTAAACCCTAATTCCAAAAATTGTAAAGCTGATGTAACTAAAGATATACCTAAAATTAACCCCCCTCCACCTGTTAATGATGCAGCTAAAGCGGACAAAGCCGCCTTACCACTTCCTGTTTCTTTACGTAATGAAACAAATGATTGTACTAATGGATCAATGTTATTTGCGATACCAATTAACCCAAACGGAGCATCTGATGCAACACGGCTAAAATTGACTAAAGCAGAGTTTGCCTGATTAGCTCCTTTTGTTAAATTCTTTAAACCTGTCGATCCTGCGTTAACAGAAGCATCATTTACAGCTTTTATTTTTGTTTTAATTACATCAAGCTGTGCTGATAAATTATTAAATTGAGTAGAACCGGGTACAGCATTTTTTATCTGCTTATTAAGATCGTTAAATTCAGTTTGTAATTGATTTAAAGATTGTACAACTTCAACAACATCTGCGCCAATCTTAATCTTGAGACCCTCTTCTGCCATTTTCTTTAATCCGTTTTAATTTTTCCATCAATCTTATTTCCCGGCTATTCTCTTCAAAAGTATCTTCCGGTAATGGCCAATATGTTTTAAAAAATTGGCTCATGTTCATCGGTTTGCTAAGGTGCGGAGCTAACATAAAATAAGCTTGCCGCCTTGCTATCTCGTGATGATCTATGAGCCTCTTATTATAACCCCTAATAAACTGATAAAAGTCATTTGGCTTCATCCACATATACTCATCAGGCTTTAATCCTGCTGCGTAGGCTGTGATTCTGGTGTCGTGCCAATCAACTTTTTTTTTAATTCTTCAGTTGCCGCTTCAATCTGTTCTGTCTTCTTCTTCAATGCCTGACATTCTCCAAAATCAGCCAATGCCTGCTTAATCTCTACCATCTCCGAATCAGAAAGCATTTCATTTTCTACATAATCGTAAATCTCCTCAAATGTCAACGGCTGCTTCTCTTGCTTAACCTCATAATAATTGACCATGCCGGCATAGATGATCTTAGCAGTTGCAAAGCTGCTGTAATAAGAAAGGCCGTTCTTTTTGTCGGCCTCTCCTAAGAATATCTCTACACTAAGCATCCCAAAACGGAGGCTTATTTCTTTATTGTTTATTTTCATATTATGGTGTTATGTCAATTGACCCAGTTAACTGAAATGATGCAGTAAATGTCACAGCACCTTCAGCAGGCGAAGTTATGCCAAATTCAGTCATATAACCAGTCCCTTGAACATAAAAATTAGTTCCTGCACCTTCAGGATCCTCATATTTAATAGCCAAAAGAGTATTTCCTTGAAACCATCCTAAAAGCATTTCTACGCTTACCTGTCCTGCTGATGGTGATGTTTCGGCTACACCTTCAACAGAAAAAGTAACTGTTGGTGATGAAACAGATGTAATTGTATTACATTTAGTTACGGCAGTTGTTACAGATGCAGAACCTGAAAGTGATGACGTAGTTTCACAAACTACATTTAAATAATCACCTGTACCTGAACTTTCTTTGAGTTGTAAACTTACGGATGTGCCTTGAATTTGTCCCATTTTATTTTTCTATTATTAATTGAGTGAATCTTGTTAATCTTCTTACTATCTTTTTTGTGCCTGTATCAATAATCGGAACATGCTGAGTGCTTGCCTTTCTCACATCCACAATCTGAAAATCAGCATTCTCGATTAATGATGTTGTGCCTACCGAAGGTATAATTACAGCCAATATTTTTGCAGTAATACTGTCAACTATCTGCTTAACCAAATCCACCCGCCAATTATTTTGGCTTACCACATCAATAAGCACCTCCACATCATTCATAAATTTACCTTTATTTGGTAAATCTGCATCTGTAATAGTTGAGATGATAATATAGTAATCCCCGCCTGTTTCATCCGCCTCTTCATCATAAACAAGTATAGTTGAGCCATTGTAGGTTATCGCACCATCCAATGCGTTAAAATATGCGTCTTTTATAAATTTTACCGGGTCTTTCATAAATCAGAAATTACCTTTTTTATTCTTTCAACCAATTGGTTTCTTTTCTTTAAATACGGATCAAAAAAATATGGGCGGGGTTCAGATCCGTTTTTAATCTTATTTAAAGCTGCAATAAATGCCAGCTTTTCATTATATCCTTTTCGCTTTAGCCATTGCCTCATTTTTATAACAAACTCAGCAAAAGTGCCTCTTTTTTTGCCTCTAAATTGTGCAGCAAAATTTGCAACTTCAGCAGGAACCTTAACCTTTGCTCCCGTGCCAAATTCAACAAATGGTGCATAATAAACATTACTTATTAATTCAACACCATTAGCATTAGGAACGGCTTTTGTATTTTGCTGCAATGCACCTAAATCCTGTATTTTTTGCTGACTAATCAAAGCCAATTGTGCTGCATTCACCTCATTACCCCAAGCCTGAATTTCGCCAACAACCTCCTCCTGAACATCATTTGGCAGTTCTTTAATACGTGCTTTTAGTTTTTCTAATCCTTCAATTTCAAAACTAAATTTAGCCATTATGCGATATCTTGAGAATTTGCAACAATTCGCCAATATTTGCCTTCAGGATTGTTTTGCAATTGACTTGCAAACTTATTCTCTGCCCTTACCCTATCCACCCTCTCAATGCTTTGTATTGAGTAAAATCTATTACTATACTCAACCATACACCTCACATCAATAAGCAAAGCAGAATCATAACGAATCAAAAACTCATATGATGTTTTAAAATTAGCTTTATTAGCATCAAATCCACGTGACTGACTAATTGTATTTATTTGCGCCCAAAGGTTTGCAATTTCGTCACTTGTAACATCTGGACCATCAACACCATTGGACTGCCCTACAACAACTATTTTAACCTTTCTTGCAACACCTATACCCATGTTAGCACCTTTAAATTTTTGGCATTACTCATTAACTCAACAGGCATTTCATCCGTATCATCACCTCTATTTTCGTACAGCCACAATAAAACACGTTATAAGTCGGTTTTAAGACCTAAATCTGCATTTGCTGTTGTTGTATAGGTTATTTCATAAGTTCCTGTTAATTGCGGCCTAAAATACTTGTCGTTGTATCCTATTATCTGATATTCATCAGGATCTAACGTTTCCCAGTCATTAACCCCTGTATCTACAATTTGACCCTGTAAATATTTAACAGCACTTACATTTGATATTGGGCTATATGGCAAAATAAAAGAATTTTCTATATGCCCGGTTAAAACAATGCTTTTTGCAACCATTGACCGCAAAGAAAAAGCCTCTATACGCTTTCTTGCAACGGTAATAAGATCAGTTATTATTGCATCATCGTCCTCTGTTGTAACCCTTAACCAATCTTTTGCCGTTTCCAGACTTATCGGTTCTGATCCATCAGTAACCTTAATTTCGTATATATTGTTCATACCTACCAAAGATAAAATATAGTTGACCGTATAATATTCAATTTGTCAACCAATTATATACCTTTGCTGTTGTCATAACATGGTTTAGTTTTGTGCCGCTTATTTCCATAGGCGGCTTTTTATTTGCATATAAACTCTTCAAGTTCTTTCCATTTAGGCAAATGCTGATCAGATCTTTTCAAACCCTTTTTAGACCATTTTTTATAATATGTTGCATCAGTCATTAATTTATTTATCTCATCTGCCCATTTATCTATTTCTTTTCTATTTATACATATCCCCCCATCTGCTACATTCTCAAGTAGTCCAGGTGTAGGATTGTAAATTACCGGGATGCCATTTATTAACCCCTCACCTGCCACCATCCCCCAACTTTCATAATGTGAAGGAACTAACAAAATTTTTGTCATTTTATAAACTTCCCTAATATCAGGTGTATTTGGTATTATTTTTACATTTGGATAATTTTCAATATGTTGTCCATCATAGCTACCTTTTACCCCTAAAAATTGGTATTTTGGCAATCTTTTAGCAAGTGCATAAAAATATAAACTCCCTTTGTTTTGATTCAAATTAATTAAAGTAATATATTTCCTTTCTGTATCATCAGTTTTAACCCATTCATCAATAGGAGGAGGAAATACGATACTTTCCCATTTGTAATCTAATGCTTTTTTGCACCATTCAGAATTATAAATGACTTTTACAGGTATTGGAGAGTCTTTTACTGATGGATATGGTGTATCATTATGAACAATATGAACCATTGGCTTGTTATATTTTTCGCATGCATAGGTAGTCCATTTATTATAATCCAAATGTGAAATTACTACATCTGCCCAAGTAAAAAGCCTATATATAATGTATTCATCAGGAGGAAATACATCCACGCCCTCATATTCGTACATCTCAGTTATTTTATACTGATTTGCTTGGTGCAATAGTATTTTAATGTCATGCCCCTGGCTTTTTAAATACCTATTTATATTTCGCGCCATTGCCTCAGCTCCGCTGCCATGTCTTGGGAAGTAAAGGTGTATTGACCATAAAATGTTCATATTATTACCCAATTTTGGTGATAAATATCTTTTGCCGATATGTCAACATGTGGCCCAAACCAATGCTTAGGCGCAATAACTATCTTATCCGGGTCATTAGCTAACAATGCAGCCATTGCAGAAAAACTACTATTTGCAATAATAAAATGTTTGCATCGCTTCATTAATCTAAAATCATATAAATAATTTCCACTAATATATTCAGCATCAAT